GGCCTGTTGCGGCGGCTGGCGATCGACAGCGGCGCCGCGGTCTTGTTGATCGCCCACCCCAGTCTGTCGGGCTTGTCGAGCGGCAGCGGCACGAGCGGCTCTACCGCATGGTCTAACAGCGTGCGAAGCCGGCTCTATTTCGCTACGCCGAAAAACGCCGAAGGCGGCAACGGCGACGCCGACGTTCGCCAACTGGAAGTCAAGAAATCAAATTACGGGCCGGCCGGTGAGGTTGTGCGGTTGCGCTGGGCGCGCGGAGTGTTTGTTGCCGGCGACGGCGGCAGCACGCTCGAACGTGTTGCCGCCGAGGCCGCGGTCGAGGCGGCCTATCTCAACTGCCTCGACGCGGCGCATGCCAGCGGCCGCGATGTCGGGCCGCGACCTGGCAAGGCATATGCGCCGGCGCTGTTCCAAAATATGCCGCACGCAAATGGCCACGGCCGTAAGGCGCTCGCCGCCGCACAGGAGCGCCTGTTCAACAGTGGACGCATCCAGGTCGTCAAGATCGGGCCGCCGTCGAAAGCGCTCGACCGCATCGTCCGCACGCCGGCGCTGCTATGAGCACTCGCGCCCCTGCCATCGCCTGCCATCGCCGTTTCTTCGGGGTGTCATTGGTGTGCCATCGCCCCTGCCATCGCCGTTCCATCGGCGTGCTATCGGGGTGCTATCGGCCTGCCTTCCATCCCCCCATACCCCCCTCTAGCGATGGAAGGGTCGCTTGGGGTCTGACGACCCCTGCGACCTCCCATCTCGTGCAGCCGAGACCACGCAACGTTAAACTGCATCCGCCAATGGGCACAACTATTGGGGTCCCATTTTCGATCAAAGTCATATGCGGGAAGCCTTGTCGTTTTTTGTGTGTAGCGGCGGTTAAAGCATTGTTGGTAACAGGAAAAACGGTCTAAGCCGATGGATAATCCGATCGAGGGGCTTTGGCTTTCGATGTCGGAAGTCGCGCGGCGCAAAGGCGTAACTCCGGCTGCGGTATGGAAGCGCGCCCGGCGCCTGCAGCGCGACGGCCTGATCGAAATCCGGTCCGGCCCAGGGAACGTGCGCTTGATCGACCTGGCGGGCTATGACCGTGCCATCGCCTCGACCAGCGACCTGGCGCGCCAGCAAGGCGCCGACACCGCGCGCGGGCTGCCCCTCGACGGCGAGCCGATCGCGGCGCCAGTCGGCGCCGGCGCCGGCAGCGTGCGGACGTTCACAGAAGCCCAAAGACAGGGCGCCATATATTCGGCGGGGCTCAAAGCCCTCGAATTCAACGAGCGGCGCGGGGCGCTGCTCCCCGTCGAAGGCGATCACGGCGTGGCGCGGGCCGCACGCGCTGCCGGCGAGGCGCTGACTGCCGCGGTTGCGCGCCTGCCGCTGCGCGCCGGCGAGCTGGTCGCGGTCGCGAGCACAGACGGCGAAGCCGGCGTGCGTCGGTTGTTGAAGGCGATCGGCACCGAGCTCCTAACAACCTACGCCAAATCACTACACGAAATCGCCGCGCTGGCGAACGACGCCGGCGGCGGATTTGTGATCGAACTTCCCGAACCTGAAACCGAAGAGGACCTAACAAAATGATTGAGCATCAAATGGGCAACGCAATTCCGCCAGCAAACAAAACGCCGCGGATCGTCGAATGGACCTCGACACAGCCGGGTGAGCCGCCGACCAACAGGTCCATGATGGTGCCCGCCGGCATGGCGGTGCGCGACAATCTCCGCGACAACTATTGGTGCGCAATTAAGATGCACCATGAATTCGCTGCGGTCTGCAAAGCGGCCAACGTCGCGCTGCCGATCGGCTTCGTCATCGTCGTCGCCGACGAGGTGATCGGGCACGGCATCTATGCGAGCGCCGACGCGCACGATCGGGCGTTTGCCGATTGCGCGATTTGCGAAGCGGAATGGCAATTCCGCGGTTGCGCCGAACTGCCGATGATCGCCGCAGACTTGTCGGAGGTTCCAGAAGATCAACGGATAGCGATTGTCCGGCGCACCGGCGCGCTGTCGCTGGGGGCGCGTCCATGAGCATTCTTCGCCGGCTACTGCCTCGACGTGATCGCGCCGATCGCCGGGTCGCGCCGCTGATCGTTGTGAATATTTTTGTCGGTCTCGACGCGGCGGGTTGGCTGCGCGGCTTGCTGCGCCGGCGCCGACGTATAGCGGCGATTGAGCCACCGCGCCGATCAATGCCGTCGTCATTCATCGGCGGCGGCCGTTCGCTGGCGGGCCGCGCGTTGGCCGAGCTGGACGCGCAAATTCCGAGCGAGCCGCGGCACTTTCACGGCGCCGCGCCGGTCGTTGAGGAAGCGCCGGCGACCGACCCGGCGCCGCCGGTGCGGATTTTGCTCGGGCGGCCGCACCGCGGGCGGTGAAAGCGCGACCATGCCGACGGCGCTTCAAGCCCTCGCCGACCTCGCCGCGCTGCGCGACCACTTGCGCGGCGCCGCCGCGGCGCTGGCGCTGGGCGACGCGAGGGCAGCGGGGTTGGCCGGCGCCTGTGATCGCTGGCTCAACGATGAAGCCTGCGCGGTTACCCTATGCGAGGCCTTCGGCGTGCAACGCGAAGCGGGTCATTGTGATCCGCGCAAGGATCTCCGGCGCGAGCGGTGGAACGACATGCTACGCGCGGCGGCGGATAGGCTTCCCGGCGACTCGCTTTCGGAGCGCGCACGCGAGCTGCATCGACGGTTGTCGCGCTATCGCGACTCGCCGCGCTGGCGGCAGGATCGGATCGCGGCGCGGTGCCCCTATGAGCCGGGCACGATCGCGGCGCTGCTGTTTGAAATCTTACGAGTTAACCCGGCGGTTTTGAGCGTCGAGCGGCTGCGGAAAGTCGTCGCCGACTTGGGCGCGGAAGGCCCCCTTTCGACGACCAGCGACTTAGGCGAAACGGGCAACGCGAAGCGAACCAAAGGAGCGACACATGGCATTGAAATCAGAACTGGTGTTAGCGGAAGGCCGGGCGCTGGATCGAGAAGCGCGGCTGCGCGCGGCGCCGGAGCCGCGGCTGCTGTCGCGCCAGATTATCGACCGTCTGCACCGCGAAGGCGGCGACTATAGCGCGGCGCGGTTGACGTTTGAGCATCGCCAGTTCGACGAATTGCTCGCCGAGCTGTCGATGACCAATGAGCGGGCCTACAAGCTCGCCGAACTCGACAGCAATCTGCGCTTGGAACAGGACATGGCGGAGCGACACCGCGACCGCGGCGCTGCGAGCGATAGCCAGAGCAAGGCGCGCATCGCGGCCGACCTCTCCGAATGCGTCGAGCGTGCGACGGAATTGCGGGCGCGGAGCGCGGCATTGTCGGCGCGCGTCTATCCGTTAGAGCAAAGGCAGACGCGCTGCCGCGAGCGCATCGCCGCGGCGACGCGCGGCGGTGCGGCGTTGCGCTTCATGCCGCTGCCGGCGGTCGAGAAAAAAATCACGCTCGCCGCCGCACGCGAACGCATTTTGCAGATCGGCGCCGACATAAAAGAAATCGAGGCGGCGCCGCATACCGCGTCGGAAGTGAAAGAAATAATCACGCGCTGGGTCGATGAAAAACTTTACGCGCCGGGCGTCGGGCACCTCTTTGATCGCGGCAGGGAGGCCAGCGGCGTCTATCTGCACGGCGCCGAAGTCGCCAATGCCTGGGCGCCGGATTTGCTCGGCTTCATGCTCTGGGCCGGCGGGCGCGACGAAATCGTGCGCCGCCTTCATGCCGAGGCCGATCGGCTGGCCGACGACGGGCACGCGCTGAGCGATCAAGAGCAACGCGTCAAAATCGAAAAATGCAAGGCCGCTCTACTCGACGCGGAACGCGTCGAGGAGTGTTTAGCCTGGCAGGCATTGCAGGACGGCGCGGCGATCGTGCTGCGCGCCGACGCCGACGTGCGGGCAATCCTGTCGATCGCGTGAAAGGCCGTCGCCCGGACACTGCGCCGGCAAGGGCTTGGCGGCGGGCCGGTCTCCTTGCCGCCGCCGTGGCGCCGCGCCGCTGCCGAGAACAACGCGCACGGCAGCGGCGCCGGCTGCCCCTGGAAAACGGTTCCGCGCCGGAACCGAACTACCGGCGCGCTGGCATTCATGCGGGAGGATCAAGCAATTGCAGATCGTATTTAAGCATAGCGCCATAGCGGTCTTTTGTGGCGAATTGGCCGCGGCCGTCGAGCCGCCGGCGCCGCTCTTGCCGTCGCAGTGGGCGGCCGAACATTTGATCGTGCCCGACGGTGAGTACAAGGGGCAAAAATTCAATCCGACTTTGACGCCTTATCTGCTGGAGCCGATGGACCAGCTCGGTCCTGACAGTCCGGTCAACGAAATCGCGGTGCGCAAATCGGCACAAACCGGCTTCACGCTGATGCTGCTCGCCGTCATCGGTCATTCGATCGACCGGGACCCGTGCGACATGCTTGTAGTTCAACCCACCGATTCCACGCTGGCGGAATTTAATTCGCAAAAACTCAATCGCGCGCTGGAACTGACCGCGCCGCTGCGGAAAAAAGTCGAGCCGCAAACCTCGCGCGCCGGCCGGGCCTCGACGACTTACGAGAAGAAATTTGGGCATTCAAGTTTGGTGCTGGCGATTGCCACGTCGGCGCCGGACCTGTCGTCGAAAACGATCAAGAAAGCATTTTGCGATGAGATCGACCGATACCCCGTCGACCTCGACGACCAAGGCTCGCCGCTGGCTTTGATCGACGGCCGGCAGACGATGTTCAAAGCGTCCGGCACCTGGAAACGGGCCTATGTCTCGACGCCGACGATCAAGGGCGCGTCGGAAATCGATGCGCGCTATGAAGCCGGCGACCAGCGCAAGTGGCACGTCCGTTGTCCGGGCTGTGCGGCGGAATTCGTGTTCGACTTTGGCAATTTCAAATTCGAGAAAACCTACCCGTTCAAAGCGCATGTCGTGGCGCCATGCTGCGGCAGCGTGATTGAGCCTTACCAGCGTGACGGCCTGGTGCGCGCCGGCCGTTGGGTCGCCACGGCGCCGGGGCCGGGCAAGTATCCGTCGTATCATTTCGACGAATTATCATCGCCGTTTGTGCCGTGGAACGAGATTGCGCGGCTGGCGGTCGAAGCCGGCGATGATGACCACAAGCTCAAGCCGTTCTGGAATTTGCACCTCGGCTTGTCGTTCGAGGTTAAAGGCGACGCGCCGGATCATGTGCGGCTGTTGGCGCTGCGAGATGATTACCAGCGCCGGCGCATTCCGCCGCGTGGCCTGTTGCTGGTCGCGTCCGCCGACGTGCAAGCCAACGCGATCTATGTTGAGGTGCTGGCGCTGGCGCCCGATCGGCAGAGCTGGGTTGTCGAAGCACTTGTGCTCGACGGCGACACCGCGGACCCGGATCGCGGCGCGTTCGCCAAATTGACGGAAGTTTACGAAACCGAATGGCCGGACAGTTTCGGCGGCGCGCGGCGGGTCGACGCGTTCGGCGTTGACAGCGGCTTTCGCTCGCATGTGGTCTATTCGTGGTGCCGCGGGCGCCCTGGTGCCTTTGCGCTCGACGGCCGTGCCGGCTGGTCGCGGCCGGCGCTGTCGTCGCCGTCGCTTGTTGACGTTGACTTGCGCGGCAAGAAGATCAAGCGCGGCGCGGCGCTGTGGGGCGTCGGCGTCGATTCGCTGAAAGCGCAATTCTATTCCGACTTGCGCAAGCCGCGGCTGGCCGAAGGCGCGGAGATCGAGCCGGCCGGCGCCTGCCATCATGGTGCGTGGCTGGAGGAAAACTATTTTCTGCAGATCACGAATGAGTACCTTGCGAGCGTGCCGTACCGCGGGCGCACGCGGATGGAATGGACCAGGCGCGGCGATAACCACTTCCTCGATTGCCACGTCTACAACCTGGCGCTGGCCGATTATCTCGGCTTGTCGCGCATGACGGCGGACGAATGGGCGCAACTCGCCAAGCTGCGCGGCGCACCGGCCGAGCTGACGGAGCCCGACATGCTGGCGCCGGCGCCGGTCAAACTGGCAGCGCCGTCGCCACAGGCCGCGCCGGATGCCGCGCTGCCGCGCCGCGGCCCCGCGCCGCCGGCGCCGGTGAGGCGGTCCAAGCAATCGTCCTTCCTGTCGTGATGCCGGATCAAGGCGAACGGCCGCGCGCCCAAAATTTGAACGAGGCGAAGGATCATGCTAAATTTGCGTTTGCGTTCCGGCTTTCTCCTAAATGCGGGAGAACGATCGCGGCAAGGCATGGTATTCGGTTCCGAAAACGGGCGCCCGGAATGTTGACCGTTCGGAACCTGTCAACTCGAAAACGGGAGACGATCCATGTCTTTTTCCATCGCCGAAGAACATCGACTCGACGCAGGCGCGCGGCGTGCTGCGAAACATGCTGGTCTGCGAGCGCGTCGCTCGCGCTGGCGTGCGGGTAGCATCGACAATTGCGGCGGGTTCCAGTTGATCCGCGATAATTGGATCGTCGCGGGCGAAAAATTCGACTTGACGGCGCAAGACGTGATCGAGGTCTGCGCCTCGTATCGGCAAGGGGCTTAGCAAAAAACGGCCCGGCGATTTCGCGCCGGGCCGCTCGCTTTTTTGCGCGCACGTCAATGCGCTGTCGGCTCGCCGTCCTCGAAAAAGTACGTGACGGCGACCCGTAGGATTTCCGCCACGCGCACCAAACGGCCGGCGCCGATATGCTCGGCGCCGCTCTCCCATTGTTGAAGCTGCTCGACCGTGACGCCGAGCGCGGCGCCCAGTTCGGTTTGCGTCATGCCGAGCATCAGCCGGCGCGCTCGCACGCGCCTGCCGACATGCTCATCGGTTATGTTTGGCGCCATGGCTTACCGCTGCGATCGTGACGCGTCGGACACTGCTTCGTCAGCGTCCGGCTGGAACGCGGTGCCGCATTGCTCGCGTTGCTTGCGCGCGGCAATCGCACGCATGGCCGCACGTTCAATTTGGCTTAGCTCGACGAGCGGGTCTGTGTGCTGACTGACATACGGAAGCTCGCACGCGAGCGCGAACCTTTCGGCTTTGTAGAACATGGGAACCTCTCAGGTTGCGACTCGCTTCAACGAGTCGTATTGCGACCTTAGCCTTCCGATGCGGTCGACGACGGCCTCTCAGGCGTCGCCTGGCGGTCGGGAGGTTAGGCCGGCGGATGCTTCAACATTCGCCGGCCGCACCAAATATACGCCGGCCCGGCGGCGATCGTCGGCAATCCTGGAACTGTCGTTACCTCGCCGTTACTAGGGCTGGTATCGCTAGGGCTGGTAGCGCGCCGCAAAGGCGAATATCGGTCTCAATCATCGATTGCAGCTTTGACGCCGGTTGTAATTTTGCTAACATTTTGCTACCATTTCGGTCGCGATTTGTCCCGGTACGGGCTGGTACGCCGCAGTGCAGCAACCTGCGCCAGAGGACGAATAGCAAAATCAATTCAAGGGTATAGATGGTACATCGCAGGATGAGAACAGACCGGGAATAGAGCGCGGACGGGAATTTCGAGTGCGGTGCTTTCAACCACTCAGCCACCTCTCCGCAAGCTTGCGACACGGCCTGAGCGTTGTGGGGCTGTATCTAGCGGCGCCACGGATAGGACACAAGGGCGCAATCGCATCGCGCGTTTTTAAAGCTCCCGCCCGAGCTTGCGGTCGA